AAACAAACCATAAGCCCCTGAGGACACCAGCATAGCTAGTGTACAACTTAGTTGTCATTCAAAAGCATACGCCCTGTCCAGCAAAACCATCCTTATTTCATTCTGAACCTACTCGTTAAAGCTGAATTCAGGAATTTCACGCACCCAACTGATTAAGGTCATGTACGCTAAAATAGAACTAATTGTTAAACTGTTCAAGCCATCTGCAATCAAACGCCTCATAATCACGGGTTAGTAACTCCCAAACAGAATAACTTCCAAATTGCAAATCCATGCTTTGCTTAACGTTGATACACTGGTTGATCTTTGTCACTATGTCATTATAGAAACTCTCGCCATGCTGGTATGCCTCTCTCTTCACTGTTGCCAGATTCTGATATAGGGCTGCCACATCGTCCTCACTCTTTCGAATCCAATTGATCTCTTCATAAATCGTATTTTCATCAATAGGTGCTCTCACTCTGTCTCGGAATTCAGGGTGAGGGACGAATCTTCTCTTTAGATAGGTAACCTCTGTCAGCCGCTCCAATTTTGGTGTAAGTTTGCCACTCTTTGCGGCATCCGTGTAACCGATATTGTGCACTGAGAGGTAATTTCTGATTGACCAGAAATTAAACCAATCTCTAATTCTCATTGAAGGAGCTATCACGTGATCATCACCATAAAACACTGATTCTACGTTATCAAAATATTTGAGAGGAGCGTCCTGCTCTAAAGCCATCAACTTCTCACTCATACGATCACAGATAAACTTATTCTCTTTAAGAACATCAGGGTGTGAAACCTCAATAGTACCATCCCAAAGAGAGTAATCACCACTTTTCAATGCATCCTTCATAGCATAAAAAGCAGTTACAAAATAGAAGAGATTCTGAATAGAATTAATATCCGCTGTCACAACCACACCTGATGGCAACCCCTGCGAGGTCAACATCATGGTGTTTCCTGCTAACACATACGTGTGTATCATCTCGTCAAGCAAAACTGCTCTGACTTTCTCAGCTCTCAACTCTTCTTTTGTCGGGTTGTGTGGATCCTTCCTATACCACACATTTATA